GTCAGGTAGTCGATCTTTGCCGTTTTGAAATAGTCCCGTTCAGCCTTGGTGATGTACACGTAATCGACAAAGAGGTTGACGTTGATTGGTGCAGTCCAGTTGAGCGTCGAAAACTCCTGACTCGCGCGAAACTTGACTCGGAAGACGGGTGCTTTGTTCAGTGCGCACAGCGGCAAATTCAAACGAAACGGCATGCGAATGTAGTACGCCGCGAGATTGCTCGTCAGGCCTTTGCCCACCAGAGTCGTCAGAACCTGTTGCTTTCCGGTGGTGACACTCAGGTCGTTCATCAATTCGAGTGATTCGCCGTAGTGGCGCTCGAGAAGGTTGTTTTCGTACCGGAGTTCGACAAACTCGATCATGCGCGTGCCGGCCGAATCGTCGACTGGAGCTGCGACGTCGGGCCAATCGACCCGGAGGTACATGTTCCCGTGGGCAACGTCACCCACTTTGGCGATCCATATCGAAATGTCATCGCCAAAGTGAACATCTTTTGGAAACTGGAGACGGGTCACCTGGTGTGAAAACTGCGCCGGTGGTGCAGACATTTCTCTCCTCTACTTTATGAGTTGAAAATAAGTCCACCGATTCCACCCTGAATCGCGAGAAGATTGTACGTGCGCGCCCAGACCGTTTCGGCGTTTGCGCTCAGAACCTGGTCCCGGATACGCGAGAAATTGACCGTGCCGTTCGGAATCTCCGACTCGGGATCAAACTCGAAGGGAATCACGGAAACGTTCCGGATGGGCATGGATGTGTGTGTCTCGAACGGCTCGATTGTACTTAAAAACGTGCGCGTCCCAACATCCTCTGTTATGATTTCCTCGCCGGCTGTGAGTGCCAACGTACTTTGGTCTGCAAGATTCGAGTACTGGAACACGTTTGTCGTCGAGGACACTCCGGTGACCCACAACTCTTTGACGGGCCCTCGAATGTTCATGTAATTCATGTCAGTCACCTTTTGGGTCTGAACCAAGCCTATGAGTGCCTTGTCCGGTTTGGGAACCTCGGGGGGCAGAGACTCGTAATCGACGAGGATACTGGTTTGGAGCGTGGGTGTAGGTGGGTACGGATCGAACCTGACGATGTTTTGGGCAGCTGGATCACTCTGTGAAAACATGTACACGTACCGGGGTCCGTTGGCAAACACGTATTGACCGGTGGGTAAACCCGGTGCAGGGTATTTGTAGGCTGCTGCAGTTGACAAGTCTTGTGTCGTGTCGATTTGAACGGCGACGTTACTGGTTGAACAGTAAATGTAATTTCCGACGGCGATGAGGTTCCGGAGTCCGTCACCGGGAATTATAAATTTCGGATCACTTGCAATAACACTTTCCCATAAACCCACTAATGGGGAACTTACAACAGGCCATGTAAGTCCGTTATCAGTTGAACGCGCTTGAATGTCATCACCGACCCTTATAAAAACATCATTTTTAAATGTTACACCTTTCCAACTTCCGATGAACGGAAATAGAACAGAATTCCACGAAAGTCCATTGTTGGTTGAACGTGCCTGAATACCGCTACCAATAAAACCAGAGTAGCCAACCATGACAAAAACATCATTTCCAAATGCTATACCACGCCAATTCCCTCCTATAAAAAAAGGCGAGTTCCATGTAAGTCCGTCATCAGTCGAATAGGCTTGATAGTTACCAATAGCGTTAAAAACTCCGTTTCCAAATCCTATATTCCACCAACCCCCTCCGATTGGAGACGTATAAGACCATGTAAGTCCATTGTCAGTTGAACGCGCCTGAACACCGTATACGTTAACCATGACAAAAACATTGTCTCCAAATGCTACACCGGTCCAATACCCTGCTAACGGAGATTCCACCGGAGTCCACGTAAGTCCGTTATCTGTCGAATAGGCCTGATTATCATATACATCAACCATGACAAAAACACCATTTCCAAATGCTACACTTTTCCACCCCCCTGTTAACGGAGACGCAACCGGAGTCCATGTAAGTCCGTCATCGGTTGAACGTGCTTGAACGTTATCACCAACCATTACAAAAACCCCGTTTCCAAATGCTACACTGTGCCAATCCCCTGCTAACGGAGATGCCACTGGTTTCCATACAGCTCCATAATCGGTTGAGTAAGCTTGTTTATTTGTACCAACCATGACACAATAAGTCGAAAAACTTGATACAACAAATCTTGAATTTGAATACTTTAGAATATTGAATTTGTCAATTATAAAATATACATCATTTCCTATAAGAACGCCTTCCGTAATTTGGGACCCATAGTTACGATAGTCGAGTATGTACCACTGACTCTGGACATTTGCGTTCAATTGATATGTGTAGAGTGACCCCGGTGTGCCTCGAGGAATCATGATGAGTTCTGTACCCGTCGAAAGAGTCTGGTAAACACCATCCACGTGTGAATTAAACGTCTCTGTAAAATCGACCGTGGTGTAACTTCCGGGACTCGTGAATGACCCCGTCGTATCGTACCGGGTCAAAAACACGTTCGATGACACCGTGTTACTGACCGCGTAATACAAGTACCGAAAGTCTGCGACGATCGTACCGGTCAAAGATCCAATCGTCGGCTCGTAGTTGTTTGTTGCGAACGATGATATATTTCCCTGAATGAGTTCGTCGATGATAATACTCGCCAGCGTACCGTCAGACAACCCGATATACAATGTACCGGACAAAACACAAAACTGGCTAAACAGACTCGTCCCTGAAAACGCAGAGAGAACTATGTACGACGTGGGGTCCGCGACGTCCTTCGTCGTGTCATAGACGATGAATTGACCGCCGTACGTGACGATGAAAATGTACTGTTGGTACGAGAACGTCGTCTGAACGTTGATTGGTTCGCCGTTCAAGATCCCGGTAGATGCATTGTACGTCAGGTACGATTGAGGGTTCAAAAAGTCGCCCGTTCCGGGATTCAGGTTCTGGGACAGGTTCGTGAACGCCTCGAAATCAATCTCCACGCTCATCTGTTGGTGGGTCAGGGCGCACAGAGGAATCTCTTTCGTCCCAATCGGTAAAGTCGTATAGTATTCACGTGAAACGGTCGCCTGTGTCTGGTCCAAAGTCCCGTTCAGGAGTTTGAGGATCGCTTTGTTTTCGTACGGAACGGTCAGATCGTTCTGGAGTTCGATGTACTCGCCCGTGTACTCTTTGATTGTTTGTTTGCCTACGAGGATCCGAGCGTCGCGCACCAGTTTGTGTGCGACCGAGTCGTCCCATGTCGACGTACTCGGGGGCAAAAAGCCGGAGACCCACCCGCTCTGGGTCAGAGTCCACGGCGGCGTCGCTGTCAGCGAGTACGTGAGTCCCTCGCGCGAATCGAAACCCCAAAAGGCGGCATCCTCTGCATTGGCGAACGAAATGGATGGGTACACACTTGAAGAAAAAACTCTGTTCGAAAGTTTTAAAGGAGGCGTAACAAATGAAACGGAATCTGAAGGTGAATTTGTATACGTAAAATCGCCATAAGTTACAGCGTCCCAATACCACTGTATCTGAGACGTAGCATAAGTCCATGTAAGTCCATTATCAGTTGAACTCGCTTGATTATCATTAGAAACCATGACAAAAACGCCGTTTCCAAATGCTACACTTTTCCACCCCCCTGTTAACGGAGACGCCACAGAAGTCCATGTAAGTCCGTTATCGGTTGAACGTGCTTGAGCGTCTGGACCAACAATTACAAAAACACCGTTTCCAAATGCTACACCGGCACAATAACACGCTAACGGAGACGCAACCGGAGTCCATGTAAGTCCGTCATCGGTTGAACGTGCTTGAACGTTATTACCAACCATTACAAAAAACCCGTTTCCAAATGCTACACTTAGCCAATCCCCTGTTAACTGAGATGTAGCATAAGTCCATGTAAGTCCATTATCAGTTGAATATGCTTGATTACCGCTAAAAGCATAATTAATTCCACCGACTATAACAAAAACATCGTTTCCAAATGCTACACAGTACCACAACCCTGATAACGGAGACGCAACCGGAGTCCATGTAAGTCCGTTATCGGTTGAACGTGCCTGATAATATGAACCTATGTCAATAAGGATAAAAACCCCATTTCCAAATCCAATACCGACCGAAGTTCCATCCATCTGAGACTCTGACAGAGTCCATGTACGTCCATTATCAATCGAGTAAGCCTGATTAGACCCATTAAACCCATGATTCATGACAAAAACACCATTTCCAAATGCTACACTGTCCCAAGGCCCCGGTAATGGATACTGTACTGTGGTCCATATATCTCCATTAGAATTCGAGTACGCTTGAAATTTCCAACCAACCATTACAAATCCAATGTTGAGTGTACATGTGAACGTCGTATCAGTTGACGAGGTTACTATCACTGACTCGTTTAAAAAACCAGTAAGTGGTAAATTCAACACGACCTTACTCCCAATAGGGAAGTTCGACGGTGCAGACGTTGTGAATGTACCTGTCGTTCCCACGATCGATCCTCCAGTAATCTGCCACGTCTTGTTCGTCAGGTTGTTCACCCACAAGTTCGAGTTGCGAGTTGAAAAGTAACTGATAATGTCACCGCACGCGATTCCGACAAACGATATGGTTCCGTTGTACGAAATGCCTGCCAGGGTCGTCGAACACGTGAACGAATTGGCCGTCGGGATACTCGTCACCGTGTACGTTCCGTCGAGGTCGAAGATACTGTAGGTCGTACCGGACAAAGTCACTGCGGTCCCTATGGACATGTAGTGGTTCCCTACCGTGTTCGCCGTCAGGGTCGCACCGTCTGCGACGACCAGCGTCAGACCCATGTTCGCATAGACGGACCCGCCCACCTGCGACGACGGCGTCGGGTACACGTACTCACCGCTCTGCGTGGGATAAATGGGCGGGAAAACGGCTCGGAGCGTCAGACGTGTCAAGTAGTCCCCCTTGACTGGAATGGTACACCGACCGGTCATGCCGAACGTCTTGATCTGGTTGTCGAGGGGAACTTCAAACGTCTCACGGGAACGGTTCACGCGAGGCGTGTATTTCGCCTCGAAATATGTCCGGTCAGGGCTTTCTGATAACCAACGATCCTCCTGACCCTTTGCGGCGAGCTGTAGATGCGCCGATGACATGTCCTATTTTACGAGTTGAAAATAAGTCCACCGGTTCCGCCTTGGATTGCGAGAACATTAAACACCTTCGAGTACACTCGAACTGTTAAATCAGTCGTGGCTGCTGATACCAACGTAATGTCTACGTATTGTTCAGCGATGCGAGACATGTTCACAGTTCCAGATGGTGCAAGCCTTTCTGGGTCCCATGAAACAGAGTACACACAGACGTTGCTCGACGATGGCATGCTCGTGTGCGCTTCGAACGTTCGGATGTATCGTGTCATGATTTGATCGTCATCGACGAGGATTTCATTATTCAGACGGAATATGAGATGGTTGATAACCCCTGGAGAATCCACCGTGACCCAAAACTCGCGAACCGGTCCACGGACGTCGAGTTGAAAAGACCCTTCTGTTTGCCCCTGGATAAGTGTAAACTCGTTGAGTGTTGTTTGACCGTAGAGGTTTTGTGAGCGTAGTGGGTTTGGTTTGTCGAAAGTTTCGTACTTGACAATCATACTTGATGTGAGCGTTCCTCCGTCCATTACCAAAGGATCAAACTGAACCAAATCATTGTATGTTTCGAAACCACCACCCCATGTTTCAGTCAAGTAGACATATCGGGAACTGACAAGGCATGACAAGACTGCAACAGTTGGGTCATTACTGAAGTAATTTTTGCCGACCCATGAAATCGTATCGACTGTCGTTCCTTTTGACGTTTGAGCCTTGCCAGTACCGTCAAAGATGATCCAGTCCGAAACTGAATTTGTCGTCGTGTCGTACCGGAGAATACTCGCTCGTACTGCGCCATACGTACCACCGACGTAGTAAATTGACTTGCCGTCGAATCCGTAAGGGAACAGTCCGTACCCGTTTGGAAATACCGAATTCGTAAAAAGAATAGATGAATACGCCGACGGTGACGAAATACTCTGAGTGCTGTCATACCGAATCAGATAGATGGATCCACTAGAGAATCCCGTTGTCTGAAAGTAAAAGTACCGCCCGTCGGTCGCGTTTGGAACGAATCCACCACCCAGGTTCGGTGTCGGTGAAAGCGTAGAGACATTAAAATACGTATATGCCGAAAGATCCAGGAAATTTAGAGTGTCTGTTTTCAAAAAAAGACCCGAACCCTGAATGGTTCCGTAAATGTTCCTGCCGTCAAAAGCCAATTGCATTGCTTGAACAGAGAGTGAAGGAAACCCTGTAATGTCGTACCATGTTCTGGGTGCACCTGTGCCTGGAAACGAAAGAAAGTCATATGAGGACCAAGACCCTATAGGTTTCGTCGTGTCATAACGAACATATATCGGATTATAAACTGTTGCATAACCAAAAGGAAGTTCCATAACTTGAGGAGCCGGTTGACCATTTGATGTATATGTATAGGCTACATTTGCAGTGACGAAAATATTCGAAAGAGTCTTTATTTGACTACCCATCGTAACAGTCTTTGTAACTCCTCCAAAATCCGCAGCAATGGTCGTAACATAATTGAAAATGGCTGTATTTTCCGTCGCGATCAATTGAGGTGTCGCGATGTTATAGACTTTGTATGTTACGTATGTGTTTGCAAATGCGGATTCGGGTGTACACGAAGTGAATGTCGCGACGTTGCTTCCGGTCAAAGGAACACTGGTCGTCGTATAAAAACCGGGTAAGTTCCATACAGGTACTACTGATGAATACAATATGTTTACCGTCACAATTATATCAGAACCCACCTTTGTTTCACCCGTTATAGTGACCGACGTCGGTGTGTACTGTGGTGTTATTCCAAGACTACTCGTTGTAACGAAATTCACGAGCGCGACATTATCACTGGCGATAAGTTGAGGTGTTGAAATACTTAATACTTTGTATACGAGGTTGAGTGTTTGTGTGTAAGTACGCCCGGTTCCACCATTCCCTGGCATGTATGTGTATGTAACAGCCGTGTTACTTCCGAATGTCAGACTTTGAATCTCAGTTTTCGTGTAAAGATAACGAGCATCAGCCGTAAAATTGTTTATAATAACCCTTCCTTCGTACAAATTGGGAAAAAACGTAGCACCTTGTGTCGCCGTTGCAACTCCTGTAAGTATGGCAGCCACCGGAACACTTCGAAAGTAACTGGAACTTGATGCTGCTATATACATCGTTCCACCGATGAAATACGGTCTGAATGGAACACCTTGATGAAATTCAGGGTCGTACCAGTAGACCCACGATGATGCATTCCCTTGTGGTTTTGTCGTATCGTAAAAGTAGTATCGTTGACGATACGCAACGTTAGGGTCATCCATGACGTATACGACGTACTTTTTGTAAAAGTTTGTATGGTAGACCCTGAGATTGTTTGGAAGGCCGAGGACAGTCTTGATGTTCGTGTTCACGTACGACCCTCCATCAGTCGTACTCTTTGTCGTGATGAGCAACTGTGGAAGGTTTTCAAATTTTTCATACTCAATATCGATACGAACATCCTGATTGCGAATTGCTTTCATATTCAGTCTGTCTGTGTTGAATGTCAGGCGCGTGTAGTATTCTCGGGGTGCATACACCTGTGAAGTGTCACCCTTCCCCTCGAGAATCGCAAGACCAGCCTGGTTTTCGTAAGGGACGCCGAGATCATCCTCGATGATTAGTCTTTCACTTGTCAGTGTATCAATCGTCTGACCACCGATGAGAAGTGTTGCGCTCTTGACGAGTCTGCACGCGACCGAATCGACATATGAAAACCCGACTCCAGGGGGTGGCGTGAATCCACGGATCCAACCCGCCTGAAAAAGCGTAAAAGGAGCTGTGATGACACCATTCACAAATCGGTACGCCTTGAATCCACCAGATGTCACAAAATCGAAGGAACGAGGATCGAACCCCCAAAAAACACCGCTCATGTCATCCGGAAAATAGATATACTCGTACACGGTCGACGTGAACACAAACTTGATAAGCGAAGAGTTGTACGTCACGTTTATATTGGACAGTCCCACGAAATTCGTCGCCCATGCACCCTGGAACTGTGTGTTAAAGTACCCGATAAAGTCCCCGGGCTGAATAGCGATGGTTCCGTCTGGGACATACACTGCGCCATTCACCTGGTCGGTGTACAGTGGGTACACGTATCCAGGTCCTAATGGTTGATACAACGTTGGCAATATTGACCGAACGGTGAATCGTTTCGAAAAGTCACCTTTTGTCGGGAGTCTACACGTCGATGTATCACCGTAGTACACTGCAGTTTGATCAAAAGGAACTTCGTACGAATATGCCATAAAGTTGTTTGGTTTCTCGTACTTGACTTCAAAGTATGTCCTGTTTGGGTTGTCTGACAACCACTGGTCTTCTTGACCATGTCCAGCCAGCAAAATTTGTGATGCTGACATACTAATCTACACCAAGAAAACATCCAGCGCGTCTTTCACGTGTGTAAAAAATCCAGTACACCATTAGGAAATGACCAATTTGCAGCTCAAAAAGTTTGATCCGAGCAAGATTGGCGACGACAAGGTGTGTGTATTCATCGGCAAGCGCGGAACGGGCAAGTCGACGCTCGTGACGGACATCATGTACCACAAGCGACACCTGCCCGTCGGTATCGTCATGTCCGGTACCGAGGACGGTAATCACTACTACAAGCAGTTCATCCCCGACCTGTTCATCTACGGTGATTACAAGCGCGACGCCATCGAAAAGGTGCTCGAGCGCCAGAGACGAATCGTCTCAGCCGGCGGAAAATCGAGCGCCTTTTTGCTTCTGGACGATTGCATGTACGACAAGGCGTTCATGAAGGACACGTGCATCAGACAATGTTTCATGAACGGGCGTCACTGGAAAATCTTCTTTTTGCTGACGATGCAGTACTGTATGGACTTGTCACCAGACCTGCGTGCCAACGTCGATTACGTGTTTGTCCTCCGCGAGAATGTGATTCAGAATCGCGAGCGTCTGTACAAGGCGTTCTTCGGTGTCTTTCCGACGTTCGACATGTTTTGTCAGGTGATGAACGCCTGTACCGAAAATTACGAGTGTCTTGTTTTGGATAACACGAGCAAATCGAATCGCATCGAGGATTGCGTCTACTACTACAAGGCGCCGATTCGCAAGGGGTTCCGGATAGGATCAGAGGCTATGTGGCAGTACCACCAGAAAAACTACAACCCGAAACACATTGCAACACCTTTGCTCACGTCAGGAACGCCTCCAGGAAGTGCTCGGCGACCGGGTGTTACCGTGAAGAAGGTTTGAGTCCAACGGGCTTCGCGACTTGGACTGATTGCGTCTCTTCGACGTAAAAGATTTCACGCCCAGCATTAGATGATTATCGAGAATCTCGATTTCAACGGATCGAGCGACATCCTGCAGTACATTCCCCAGGTGGACACGGCACCGTCTCAGGACCAGGGACAGCCACCAGTGCAGCAGCAGAGTTCGTTCGGTCTCCCGGATGAACTTCAGCCAAAGTACCAGACGCGTTCAGTCGAACAGCCCGAGTTATTTAAAGCCGAAATAAAACCTCCCCAAATACAAATGGATTTCTCGACACCGATTTCGGACATTGTACCGAGCGCTGATTTCGACATGGGACCATCGATGGGTGGCGGTCCGTACAAGAACCCACAGAACAACAGAGTGGTGGCGCTTAGCCTGGACAATGCGTCCGCCGGCCCAGCTTCATCCTCCTCTTCAAAGAACCCATTTGGTCTGACTGACGACCAGTTGAACGCAGCGCTCGCGGGCATTGCCGCAGTCGCTGCATTCTCCAAGCCGGTTCAGAACAAATTGGCGGATCTGATTCCTAAATTTATGAGCGACGCAGGTGACCTGTCAGCGACGGGCATGCTCGCCACCGCATTCATCGCGGCTGTTGTTTTTTTCATTGTCCACAAATTTGTCAAGCCTCCTCAGAAAAAGTAGAATACTTCCATTAAAAATTGGTCTCAGTTCGAGTACAGAAGCCCTCCCATTCCATCTTTAATCCGGAGGACGTTATAGTTCATCGCGTAAAAGTAGCGACCGTTGCCGCCAGCCAGGGTGCTCAGTGAGACGCCAGCCGGTGCGACGATGCGGTACGTGTCGATGCGTGAAAAGTTCAGCGTGCCAGTCGGCTGAAGCTTTGACGTGTCCAGGCAGTAGGAAATCAGAGCGACGTTCGCCGTCGCGTTGCCGTGGTTGTAGCCGTATGGGGTGTGGTAGTACTGGGGCACATCGATCCACTGGAACATGGAGCGCGAGTCACCGATGTCCACACCGTTAATCTGCGTCTTGAACTGGTAGTTGATGGCTGGGATCTGGGTGGCACCGGTGCTGTACGCGGTCGAGTAGTTGTTGGACTGGAAGGCGAGGAACTTGATGGGGTGAGCCAGAGCCAGCTCCTGCATGTTGCCAGTGGAAATGGGGATGCGGTTCATCTGGGTGATCAGCAGGTCCATTGGCGTGTTGGCAAAGTACTCACGCTCCGCCTGGTCCAGGTAGACAAAGTTGGTCCAGGCCTCGTACTGGAACGTGGAGTAGGCAGCTGTCGCGGGCAGGCCAGTCAGTGCCAGCGTCGTGCCCAGTGTCTGGCTCCACGTGATGCGAATCTCGACGTCGTGGTACTGGAGAGCCACCAGGGGCAGAGACACGTTCCAGTCCTTGCAGAAGAAAAACTTGAGCGGCAGGAACCCGTTGGTGATGTTGTTAGGGCCCGCGGCGTTGTTGTTCAGGTAACGCTGAGAGAAGTTCTGGGCGCCAGTCACCGCCTCGACGTTCGACATCCACGTGATGTCCTGTGTGTCGACAATCTGGCCGCCGATGAGCAGCTCAATCTTGTCGATGACGTTGGTCCAGTTGATGCCCGGGATAAGAGCACCGGTTGAATCCCTGGCGATCAGGTACATGTAGTTGATGAGGTCACCCTTCTTCTCCAGACGGATCGTGGAGATGTTACCAGCCGAGGGGTTACCCTGGATCAGCTGGCGTTCGGGTGAGTTGGCGTAGTGCGTGTAACGTTTGTAGCTGGAACGGAAGAAAGACACCTCTGGCTTACCCGTCAGCCAAGCGTCCTGAGCCCCGGTTGCGACGAGCTGAACGATACCACCAGACATTTACAATGGTGTGAGAAAAAAGATCATCGCGAAGTGATGATCGCCTCGAATCGAGAGACTTTCCACCTGCGGTGGAAAGGCGGCTCAGTCCTGAATCATGATGCCGCAGTACTCGAGCGACCCCTCGATGGGTGTATAAATGCCGAGGGTTTTACAGAGCGCCTTGAGATCTTTGAACGACGCCCAGAATTCAGGCGAGTGGTCGTACTCGTCGACTGTGACATGAGCCAATTCGTGGATGAGCACATTCATCGCCGAGTTTATATCATCCTTGTCCAGACAGATGTAAATCTCATACCCTTTATTTACGTTGTAGCCTATAGTGCCTCGGTTCATACGGGACCCATGGATTCCGGTGAGGATACACCGTTTCCTGAGGCGAGCGAATCGAGGGTCAACCACCTCCGTGCTCTTGAGGTGGCTCAAGAGCACGTCGTACCGCTGACGAAGTTCCGTCATGAGCGGTGCTTCACGGCGACTGCTCCACGCGGCAACCGCGAGGGTCACGACGAGCAGTCCCGTCTGAATGATGCCAGACAGGGCCATCCTACTGATCTACACGTAGAAAAACAAACTGTGCGTAAATGTCGGTGACGAGTCCCGTCTGTTCTGGAGAAATAGGTCCCCATGCGACACAACGAAACTCGGGCTCGAGGGCCTGACGAAGGACGTTGCCGTCCAACAATGGTTCATATTTGGGGCCGTCTGCGTAAAATGGTCCATCTGTCAAACTCATGAGCACCTTGTCACCGTGAACCTCAAACACGTTGCCGAGTGCGTCTGGGCTTTTGGTGCCCTCAATCAAACTCTTTTCGGGTGTGATGCCGATGAGGAGCCCGCCTGGCTTGACTGCTAGTTTAATCGCCTTGATGCTCTGTTCGAAATGGTCGCCGAGAATGTACTGGATGGAAAAGTTGTAACAGACTGCGTCAAACGGACCCGCAAACGCCGCCTGGCGAATATCACCCGGGCCCAAGAACCAAACCCCGATACCGATAGCCAACGCCCGCTCTTCAGCCTCCTGGAGAGATTTTTCATCCGGATCGATGGCGGCTATACGAGCACGGACCGCCTTCCACTTGTGCCAGTCACCGCCGCGACCGCACCCACAATCGAGAACATACGAATCTGGTTTGACCCATTGGTTGATGAGATCACGCTTCGCTTGATTGTGGCGTTTACGCAATTGATCCATGGTAGAACTTAAAAGAGTGGAGCTCAGTAGTTTTATATGGGTTCGCTTGAGCAGGATTACTTGACGGTGCCAGGACAGCTTTTTGCGCTGATTTCCATCGTTGGTCCGGATCTGCCCCAGAAGAATGAGCAGCTGGGTCTGAAGATCCGCGGGTGCTTCGCCACCAAGGACGAGGCGGAGAGTCACGCCAAGCGTCTGCAGAAGGAGGATGCGCTCGTCGACATTTACGTCGTCGACATGTACAAGTGGCTGCTGATTCCTCCCGACCGTCTTCAGATTGACAACGTCCATTACCAGAACGAGAAGCTGGAGGAGATTATGACCAAGTATCGCGACAACCAGCGTCAGGCGGCGGCCATGTTTGAGAAGCGTAAGCGTGACATGCTCGCCAAGCCTATCGAGGGGTCGGCGACGCCCTTCATCGAACCTGGGGATGAAAACTCCAAGTACTACTCTCGCCCGGATGTACCGCCCATTCCTCACCCAGCCGAGCTCATCGAGGACCTGAAGAAGGAGTTTCCGGACAAGGAGATGCCCGAGCTGGTGAAGATTGCTGACGACCGTATCGCCGAGGAGATTGAGCGTCGTCGCGTTCAGCAGGAGGAGGAACGTGCCAAGGCACCGGCTGTCCAGATTGACACCGGTACGGCACCAGAGCCTGTCGGTGCCGGCAGTGTCGCGGCAGGGCTGCTGGGTTGATTTAGTCCAAGAAGTCGCGAAGCGACTTGTCCGCCACCGCTTCGCTACGAACAAGTTCTTCGGACTTGAAGAAAAAAAACATAGCCAATAAATAGAATGAAAATCCATTGGTCTTTGTGGGTCGCACTCGTCGTGCTCATTTTGACCATAGTGGTCCTTTCAGCACGCAGAGAGGGGTATGCTCCTCCGCGTGATGAAAATACTCAGCCCCCTTACACGGAAAATGTCGGCAACACGGTGACGACGTCGAACAATCTTCCATATGTCGATTCGACGAGCAACGTCGTTCGCGTGGACACTCAGACGGATGTATATAAAGACATGGCGGGTCTCGATTTCCAGATTCAGGCGGGAAATCCAATCCTCAATTTCATTCAGGGCGATCCTTCATCAAACGTAATGTATGGTGATTTCGTGCCACACGAGTCTGATGGAGGGTCGGCAAGAATGTACGCCTTTGGATTCGAAAGCAACGTTTCAACCGAAGGCGACATGCTTCCTCCGGTACCTACAGTGACATCCAACGTCGTACCCGTTGTTGGAGTCGATATCAAAGGCAGCCCGATAATGCCAGACGCCGGTCAGTACATTCCAGCACTGACATCTCCGACAATTCCATTTTTGGGGACGCAGCCCGGAATCAGTGCTTCAGGATCACCGGCGTCAGCGACTTCCCCAACAGTAGCCCAATGAAAAACGCAGCAAATACAAGAATTATAGTCTCTTTTGAAATTTTTTCAAGCACATCAACCGACTGATTCTGAGCGTGGAAAACACGAGGACCCGGATCATAATACGAGCGTGCGTCGTGCTGCGGGTGGTGCTCCTCGGCCTCGACCTCGTCCACGAGCTGGTGCTGGGGGTCGGCGTTCGTCTCGGTCACTGGAAACATCGGTCTCGCCGGACTCGGATCGAACATCCGATCCATTACCTTCAGAGTCACTGCTACTTTTATCTTCGACTATGAAACCAGCGAGGTTCCCCTCCTCGTCTGCATCACTCTCACTTGAGATATCCTCCGTGTCATAGGATACCTCAGACGAGACGCTCCCAGACTCTTCGGTGTCATAGTCGTCATCGGCGTAATCATCCTCGCACACCTCCTGAGGCGTGTAACGCTCAGGCGCCTTGACGGTACGACCAGAACGGGTACGAGTCACTGGGCTACTGTCCGTGACTTTTGGGGTCTGGGAAGTGTCCGTTGATGGCTGCTCCTGTGCGGTTGACATCAAGCTCTGAATCCTTAGGGGCTAAATCGTTTAAGTACTTTGGAAAGAAGTACATTCCGTTTTTGCGTGCGAGCTCAAACAGCGTCGTTTCGCCTTCGACGCCCATCTGAACGGCGATGGATTCGAGCTTTTCCTGGTGTTCGTGGTCATCTGCTCGTCGGATAAACAGAGCGAGATTACGAACATCCTCAATCGCTCGGTAAAGTCCCCCAGCCCTTTGATCGAGGCTTGCCTTTTGGTTTTCGAACTCCGACAGATGGCTTTGGAGCATTTCCCATGTTTGAGGGTCGAGGCCCGAGTATGGATGCACCTCTCTGAGGAACCGACTCTTCTTGCCACCAAAAGTCGGGAACAAGATCACAAATAGACACATAAGTAGAATTATCCACAGCAACATTGCTGCGTAACTCGGCTACTATACTCGGAGAAAGAATATGCTCCCGTCCGACAAACTTTTGCTCCTTGCACTCGTCGTCGTGACACAACTGACATATGCGCCCGCGCGTGATACCGAACCACACGTGGTTCGACTTGTGTACACCCTGGATCCGCTCACAATACTTGGAATCCGTCTGAACGATGATTCTATCGTTCCCCTTTCGCATGACACGTCGGACGTTTGCGAGTTCCTGGCCCTTGAGGTATTTGCGTATGTACCGTTCGAGTGGTGCGCACGTTATTTCAACATTCACAGACTCTTTGGACACCTCGTTCGTCCGGAGTGCAAAGAGCTTGAGGATTTTAGCATCAGGGACCGGATCAAAAGTGTTCCCGTCGAGGTCCCGCCACGGTGTGTACGGTCCAGAATCTGCAGACCCACGGTCCCGTTTGTGCGACCAGAGCATTCGGAGTCCCGAACCGCCGTAGACGCTCGCGTCGATACGTTGACTCCATTCCGGATCGTCCGGCAACTCGAGCAGGATCCGAGTCCGAAGAGCGAGCGCCTCAGACTTGGTGACGAAAACGTCCGGCCAATGGATGTGTACGCCCGTCTTGACCTGCGTTTCCACAACCCTGGGTTCGGCACGTGCAATGATACACCGACCCTTTTGAACCACGGAATGCATTAGCGTCGCGAGTTCGAGGACAGCGTCGTCCGGAAGCGCCTCAGGGCCCTTGTAGTCGAGATCGACGAAAAACTTGAACACATCCGTCTTTTGCTCCACCACGTACAGTTTCTTCCCAAGTCGTATTGTGTGTACACATTCTACGTAAAATTCGTCAAGTTGTTCGTACGGAACTTGAAGGATTCCACCATCCATGAGGACGTGTGTCCCCGGGCCTTTGTCTGTGAGCCATTTTTCCATAGTGTATCAGCGTCATTTCTTTTTATACGGTGCGCAGCTCGCACGCATCGTAAACCCTTTGATGGGACCGAGGAGACACTGGAGTTTTGAAAACTTTCGAGGGAGACTGAACACCTTTTTGTTTGAAGATCTCACACACTTCTTGTTTTTTGAACCTGATTTGAGACAATTTTTCATTACAATAGACTAGAAAATTTACTCGTCCGTGTCCGAGTCGTGTGTCAAGCGACTCCAAAAGTCTTTGATTTTCATGACGACGATGGGTTCTTCCTCCTCCTTCTTATCCTCGGCAACTGGTTCCGGTGGAGGAGGAGGAGGCTGCGCCTCCTTCGACGGTTCCACCTTCTTCAACTCCTCCTTTTTCATTTCGTAGATGATGTCGACGAGTGACATGGTCTTTGCAATCTCGTCGGCGTCACCGTGTCCTCGCGCCTGGACGAGCATCTCGGCAAACATACGCTTTGACTTGGTCATGTTCTGATGTGAGTCAATATTTTTCAGATGGTATTAATACGCAAACGATTGTAACAACCTTCTCATATTGAGGTTTCGAGCTCCAGTGCGAGCTGCAATTCGCCGTACAGGGTGCGTCAAGTTTATAATTGAGGTGGTTCCATTTGGGTTTAATACACGTATAATCTTCGCTTGACTTTTTCTGGTCAAGAAACCACGGGCGTATCTCTGAATAGTCTTTGCTGCGTTCGTACGTCTATTTCCGAAATTCAAGCGACGCGGAGTCGCTCTTCTGCGTGGCGGAGAATTAGACAGCCCGAGATTCGACATCGCAGAGTTCATAGACGCTCTAAAACGCGATCTCGGCGAACTCATTAATGTTAAGAACGAAAATAAAAGTTTGTACGGGTGGGTGATGAAAGAGCTGCATGAAAATCTGGGTTTGTGATGACGTGCGTCCGTATCATGTCCCATAAGTTGTCACGGGCCGTGATCCCTTCGAGCGTGTCAAATTCCACCCTGTCGTTTTCGTCATAGTTTTTACGAAAATACGTTTGGCGATTCTCCATCTTGGATTTCTCCTCGTTGAATCGCCGAACGATGTACGTGTGTTCAAGAGCCGTCATTGGCAAATCGATTACGTAGACGTGGTAAATGCTGGTGACATCATCTTCGATGTCAGCCTCGGAATCACCTGGACCTTTGTACTTGGTTGCAAACTGAAAATACGAGTAGGCGCCTCGTTTCAGGTTGATTGTGCCTCGAGTCTCCTCCTCGAGTTCCCTAACGGCGCAGCGTAAGGGATTTATAACCTCTCGACGTCGACACCCGCCTGTGACGAACGTCCACTCCTGGTACCGGCGATCGTGAACAATCAGCATGTACTGCTTGTTATTGATCGTCGTCACCGGAATCGCTATACTTTTGTGCCGCTCCCGACATGGCTGGTCTTTCGGGGAATCCATTCCCTCCTACTGAGTCATCTGTAAAAAAATTCATCAGCTTTCCCCCACCCCGTGATGGTTCATATGTAATCAGAAACAAGAGTCCGAGCATGAGAAGCCACTTCCAGATTTGCATCTTTAGTCTATGCGGATTTAAAATTCCTTCCCGCTTCGCGACAACAAGTCGCTTCGCGACAACAAGTCGCTTCGCGACAACAAGTCGCTTCGCGACTTGAGTTTTAATTAACAGGCTGAACGAGCGGGGTCCCAGTTTCAGCCTTGGCTGAAAACGTGTGCGCAAAAGGGTTGTTGTTGAGCACCTTGGACGCCAGACCCAGACCCGCGTTGTTTGGATTTGAGCGGAAATCCTTCTGGCCCTTGAACACGTTGAGGCGGTCGTACTGGTTAGGCAAGTAGCGAGACCCACGGCTTGCATCGGCTGGACGGACTGGGAGCGCACCCGCCTCGAGACGCGTGTTTGTATTGGCACCACCGGCGCCCACGGGGTCGGCGCGCACATTCATGCGTCCACCGTTTCCGGGGCGGTCGGGGTTGATACGATTCTTCGACCAACGGATCGGATCCTCGTACGCGGAACCGTACGCCTCCGCGACCATGTACTGTCCCGGACCCAATTCGAGACCATCCTTGCGAAGCCCCGTCTCCTGGCGATTCGTCGTCCGACGCGTCTTCTGGAAATCCGGGCGACCCTCCGGTGCCGTGATGGCACCGCCCTGCCCCTGGCCGCGCGTCTGCATGGGCATGTAGTTTGCGGTCGTCTTGGACAGCTTGGCTGGGTGGGAAATGGCGCCAAGCGTCGTCCCGCCGTTCTTCACGGTGGGGTTGGCTGGACCACCCCATGTACCGGACAGAGTCGTCAGACGTTCCTCGTTCATGTTGTTGGGCAGAATGCGGAAAAACTGCTGGAAACCACCGGATGCTGGTACATCGGGCGCCAGACCGAGACCGCGTCCGACGTATTTTTTGTCCGCGGGTGTTACGTTGTTCATCTTGTTCGTGACTGGCTCACGGCTTCCGTCCGTCTGGTACACGGGCTGACCGAACGGGAAACGAGCACCGTTTGGTGTGACGTCCGCGAAGCTCGGTACAATCTCCTTTGGTGGAAGACGGAACCCGCCTGAAAACCCACGACCTGTGTTCGGTTCCAGGTTCAACGGATCAAGGGGTGGGTCCTGCTGAGCAAACTTGTACTGAATAAGGTCAAACTTTGAAACCTGGTCTGGCATCGAAGGCATGACTGCCTTTTGCACCTGTTCTTCCTTGTCATCGCTGAGTTTCTTTCCGGCAAAAACCAGACCGACAACGGCGGCAAGGCTGAAGGGGTCCATCTATTATTTAGTTGCTATTTTTTATCGGGCGGGGCTGAGTCGAAGCGACGGACAAGAGGCACACCGTGCTTCTTGGACTAAATTACTGCTTGTCCGTCGGGTAACGCTTCGCGTAGGACTCCGACTGGTACATTGAGTACGTGCTCGTCGGGTCCCATGATAGGAACTTG